GAGATGCTTGCCAATACTTTAGAATGTCATCTATTTGGTTGTCTGCCTTAGGCGTTATCCTAAACACTTTTGTGTTTTTAACTGGCCCCGGTTTTCTACCCATTGTTGATCTCCTGTATCAATGCTTGTTTGCAATGTCTACAATATCCGCGTGCGCTAGATCTACTACGCTCCGGTATGTATTGTTCGCATCTTATGCAGATCATAACAACCTCGTTTGTTTATGCGTAGGATCTGTATGTTGTATTGTATATTCTATTGTTAATGTTCCACCACACGGACACTGTATTATCATCGTGTCTTTCATTCTAACTCCGTGTGATCTTCCGGATAAGCTATACGTTCTAGCTTGTCTATTGCCTTAAATGCTACAACTTCTATATCGCACTTAGCTAATGCTACCAAAGCTTTCACTTCGATTTCTTGCTGTCTCAGTCTCATTTCTTCGTAGTTTAGTATTCCTACCATAGGTTACACCTAAATCACTTAGAATAATTGTGTATATAAGATATTCGTTTATTATATAATTATGAAATAAAGAAAGTAAGGCTAATTACATAAATAAAATATTTAATTTTTAGGTAGATAGATACAGATATTTTTTCTTATTTATTCAAATAATCAACTAAGTAGTTAGTGTTTAGGGGTTGTTTTGGGCTTGTTTCCCCCCCTTTTTCGGCTGCATTAGGGCCTTGCTGCCCTACTAATGCCCCTAATCCGGCCTTGTTAGCCGCATATTCTACCATTAATGACATCCAGTCACCATCCTTAGCTGCTTTTCTTACATTATTCATAGGATCTAAATCTTTTGCCTTCTTTGTCATAGCTCCGACAGAACCAAAAAAAGAATCTTGGAATAATTGTAGTTTATCATGCAAGCGATCTTCTATTTCGTCAACTACAGGATTTAACTTTAGGACTAACCATCCTTCTTCGTCTAACTTTTCTTCCCAATGCTGTATGATCCATTGCCTTAACAAAAAGCGATAAAGGCCTAAGATCAACACAACTTCGGCTGCAAAAAAAATTAAAAGATCAACAATCAAACTTCGTCCCATTGGGATTGCGGTATAGTCATAGGCCGGTCACATCCGCGCTTTTTCATTTGTTTAATTATGTTCTTTTGCACTAATGCGCCAACAATTGTGCCAGTAATGCTATCAGCTTCTCCCTGGCTAATTTGTTCTAATGTTGTAACATAATCAGTTTCCCAACGCTTGCAAATAGGTATAGGTCCTGCGCCACTAGGCAAATATTCTGGCGTAACAGGTTGTTGTTCTCCTACTAGTGCATCCACTCCGCCAACTATTGTGTCACTTACTAGATCGCCAGCCCCCGTCACAATATCCTTTACTGTTGGCAGTTCCAAATCCTTAAGGTATGCAAAAGTTGTAGCAATAGCAACGCCTGCTACGCCTACAAATGCTACCGTTGGTATCGCTACTCTAATGGCAGTCTGTAACGTATTTTCGTCACGTTGTGCCTTTAATAATTCGTCAAGTGCGCGCTTCTGCGTCGCAGTGATCTTCTTTATTTCTACGCCCTGCGGAATTGCAGCTATAGCCATGTTTACATTATTCCTGACGCAAGACCTTTCTCAATAATGTAAGAAATAACGATGACACGAATGACAAGTTGTTCAAAGGATCTTTCGCTGTCAAGGTATCTGTCCCACATCATCTTCTAAAGCGTTTAAGGTAACTACTAACCTTATCGGCGTAGTCTCTTGCTGCGGCTTCTGCTTTGCCGTATGTAGACGTTGCAGTTGTAGATCTCTCCATTGGTGGTGTAACCATGTCTGATTTATCTAACAACTGCTGTAATAGTAATAATTCGGCGATCATTTGCTTATTGACTTCAATTTAGTCATAAATTTGCCGTTCAATGCCAGAAGATCCTTTGGAGACATAACCACATGAGTGCGTGGATTTGTCATTCTGTCATCTAATAATTGTTTGGTAATAACTACCATGCGTTTTAATCTTGCTTTTACTGCTGTTTTTGTTAATCCTTTTGCCATTATATTAACCTCATAAATCCAAATTCTATAGTGCTATTGCCACCACTGTTGTTGACAATTTTAAATTGTAAGTTCTTTTGTGCTTTTAATCTATTACCAATAAAAAATATGTTCCAAACATCAGCAGTTAATGATTCGGCAGTATCATTAAATAAATTATTCATATTTTGATAGGCTAATTGGTCGGGTGAAGTTAATCCTTGTAAAAGTGAACCTGAGTTAACTGGCGTTAAATTAGCAAATGATTCTGTATCAGGCCCCATAACTGCTCCTATTGCACAATTACCCCCGTTGGTTGGTTTTAATGCAATAAACAAATCTGTAAATCCTGTCATATCTATAAAATTAAGATTTCCAGTATCAGGAAATAATGTTTCACCTGTGTTAGGTATTTCTACTGCTTTAGTTATTCCAATAAATTCCTCATCATCGCTTTTTACGCCGCTCCACTTTCCATTCTCGTTAACAGTTCCAGTGGAAACAGTGGGGTAGATCATCTGATCTACATCAATATAACCTTCGACAGGTGTTTGTGCAACACCTGCCTCGCTGGTTAACGAGAAAGGGGCGTATGCCTTTCTCTTTCGTGCCATTATTTACCTAAGCAAATATTAGCGTGACTGACATTTGTGCAGTTCCAATATCTGTATCCATTGCACCTGCAATAGAAACTTGGTTAGATGCTGTAACTGGTATTGCAACGTCACATTTGAATGGTGGGTTAGTTGCTCCGTTAGATGCTGGAGTTCCATCTACGCCTGCACTGCCTACTGTCATGGTTTGTTGCTCTGTGAGACCGTCACCAGTTAACTGAACTGCAAATGTTGCTGCCCCGTTGGTTGCGCTGTCGTGTGATACAGATACGATCATACCAACAATTGCGTTTGCTCCGGCTGGAACCTGCACGCTGCTGGTTGTAGATTGTCCGTATAGACTGGTTAATGCTGTAAAACTGTCTGCTGCTGTTATAGATCCTTCTCTTACTCTGTATGATGCCATATTTTCCTCTATGCTTTTACCCTAATTGGTCCTAGCTTAGCTAAGACACTGTTTCCAAATCCTTTTGTCAAGGACTTTGCTACAAAAGCTCCGGCTAGGGTCGCCGTGATCTTCTGCTTATTGCTTACTACATTACTTTGTAGAATCTTAATTCCGTTTGCAATGTCACCTTTTAGCATTGCTTGAACGGCTTGATCTGCGCCAGTAGAGCTAGCCAAGCTAAGTGCTGTGCCTGCTTCTATTGCGCTAATGTTAAAACTTCTTTTTGCCCTGCGTCTTGGGGCCTTACGTCGTGGTGCCATAAGACCCTATAGACTTGGTATTATTATTCTTCTTGGTTCTTGGGTTGTCCGCAAATCCCGCAGAATTTACCCTTTGTTTCGTGGTTAGCACGCTGTTGTAACCAATACTGTCCTATTGCTTGATCTACAACATCGCTACGCGTATACGTTTTAAAGTTGTAAAATCCACGAGATGCTTGCCAATACTTTAGAATGTCATCTATTTGGTTGTCTGCCTTAGGCGTTATCCTAAACACTTTTGTGTTTTTAACTGGCCCCGGTTTTCTACCCATTGTT